GTGGCTATGCAATCGACACACAGATTGTCAGCGTAGAAACCGACGACGGCAGCATTACCCCCATCGGTGGGGTGATTTTAACGGTACGCATTGAGTACCAGTACACTCGTGGAACAACCTAAAGGGGTTTAATCATGGCAACGACTAAAGGCTCAAACGGCGTAGTCAAATTGGCGGTAAGTGGCGGCAGTGTCGCTGCTATGGGTGAAGTCCGTAGCTTCACGCTCTCAGAATCAGCAGACACAATCGAAGACAGCGTTATGGGTGATACCGCTCGTACCTACGTTTCTTCTTTGACTTCTGCGACTCTATCAATGGACGTTTACTGGGACGATGCTGATACCGTCCAACTGGTAATGGACTCAGGAGCTGGTCTTGATTGGGAACTGTACCCAACAGGAACAGGCACTGGCGAGAAGTATTACAGCGGCGGCGGCGTGTTAACTAGTAAGGAAATTACAGCATCTTTTGATGGTATGGTAGAAGGCAGCTTCGAGCTACAAGTCTCTGGAGCGGTCACTGAAGCCACTGCATAAAGGAATCCCAAATGGGTTTAGCTAAAGATTTACGAAATAGAAGACAAGTGAATGCTCGAAAAATCGAGGTTGCGGCATGGGCTGATCCAGATGGACAGCCCTTTGCTATGTATTGCTTCCCGATAACTTGCTACGACATTAACCAGCTTCAAAAGAAGCATCCTAAGTTCATGGAAAACACGACGATGGCGGCAATGATCGACCTGATCGTTATGAAAGCCAGCGACGAGGAAGGCAATAGGTTATTCACCGCTGCCGAGGACAAGACTGACTTAATGGGCGAGGAAACAGGCGTCATCTCCAGTATTGCTGAACAGATGTTCGCAGAAATCGAATCCATAGAGGATCAGGAAAAAAACTGATTGCCGATTCGTTGAGGTTGAACCTCATAGCTTTGGCGGATCGGCTACATATGACAATCGGCGAAGCCGAGCAAATGCCCCTCTCTGAGTTCAATGAATGGGTGGCGTACTTCAAAATAATGAGCGAGAGGCAAGAAGATGGCTAACCAGCAAGTCAACATCGTCATCAGGGCGCTAGACAAGACCAAAAAAGGTTTTGGATCTGCTGCCAAAGGGTTGAGATCACTTGCTGGCTCGGTCTTGAACATGAAGACCGCAATTGTCGGCGCTGTCGGTGCTGGCGGTTTCGGTGCTTTGATTCAGTCATCTATCAACGCTGGCGATGAGTTGGCAAAGACTGCTGATAAGTTAGGCGTAACCACTGAGGCTTTGGCTGGTTTGCGTCACGCAGCAGAGCTTACAGGCGTCTCTACAGGCACGATGGACATGGCAATGCAACGCTTCACTAGACGCGCTGCGGAGGCCGCTAAGGGCACTGGAGAGGCTAAGGGCGCACTGCGTGAGCTTGGCATCGACGCAGAGTCTATTGTTCGCCTCCCCCTCGATGAACAGATGAACGTGGTAGCTGACGCTATGGCTGGCGTGGAAAGCCAGTCAGATAGAGTTCGTCTAGCCATGAAACTGTTTGACAGTGAGGGTGTGGCGCTGGTCAATACCCTCGGCGGCGGGGCTGAGGCGCTGAAAGCGATGACGGAGGAAGCAGCGCATCTGGGCCTCACTCTCTCCCGCACTGACACTGCTCAGATGGAAGCGGCAAACGATGCCATTACTAGGCTAAAAGGGGTCTTTGAGGGCTTAACTAACCAACTCGGTGTGGCGTTTGCACCTATCATTACGTTTGTGGCTGACGCCTTTCGGCAGGCTGCCTTGGACTCTGCTGGATTCGGCAATATCGGTCAAAGGGTTGCCGGAGCGATAGTCAAAGCCTTTGGCGTTGTTCGGAATATTATGCATGGCGTCGAGATAGCATTCAAGACAGCGCAACTGTCTGTGATGGAGATGGCAAACGCTATCGGCGGCAAGCTGATTCCACCATTGCAGGCTTTTATCGACATATACAACAAGATCGCCGCTTTCCTTGGGATGCCTCTTATATCTGAGAGTGCGGCTCAAATTATGGGGAATCTGCCTCAAGAGATCGCTTTTCTATCTAAAGAGTTGGAAGTTCTGAAAGCAAGCAATCCAGGCTTAGAATTATCTACTAGCATGGAAGCATTCATTGTCGCCAACCGCGAAGCGGCTGAGTCGATAGCTGAAATTCAAAACGCTGCGACTGGGTTGGGCGCTGGCGATGCGGCGACGCCGACTATAGCAGACCGCTTAAATGAAAGTTTCGAGAAGCTACAAAACAACCTGCCAACCGTTCAACAACAGTTGGATGATTTAGCAGGCAAGACTATGAAGAACATGTCTGATGGACTGATGAGTGTGGTCAAAGGCACTACATCCTTAAAAGACGCATTCAAAAAGATGGCGGCAGAGATGATCGCGCAGATGATCCAGATGTTTGTGATCGACAAGATTACTGGCGGGTTTCTATCCTTCGCCAAAGGCTTGACCGGCAAAGCCATCGGTGGCCCTGTTCAATCTGGTCAGCCATACATGGTGGGAGAGCGTGGCCCTGAGATGTTCGTACCCAATCAGGCTGGCTCTATCGTGCCAAACAAGAAGATGGGTGGCGGCGTGACCGTTATCAACAACGTAGACGCTAGAGGCTCTGGCGCTGACGTAGATCAAAGAATCAAATCTGCTATGGCCCAGACATCACAGCAGACTATAATGACCATTCAAGATCTTATGAGAAGGGGTAGATTTGCCTAATGACTACTTTCGCCTTCCCAAGCATTACCCCAACGACTAACACGTTTGAGCTTGTTTCTAATACTCGGACGTTTCAGTCTCCCTTGACTAACGCAGTGCAGACCACATCCCGCAAGGGTTCTTTATGGAGGGCCAGTTTGCAGTTTAGAAACCTGTCTGGTGATAACCGCCAAGAGATGCAGGCGTTTCTCGTTAAGCTAAATGGGCAACAGCATCGGTTTACCTTGCACGACCATTCTTTTACTAGAAGGGGTGCGGGTGGCGGTACGCTGGTTGTGAACGGTGGTAGCCAATCGGGTACCAGTCTGGTCTGTGATGGGGCTACGGCTAACGTCTCCAACTACCTGAGAGCAGGCGATTACATTTCTTTCGGGAATGAGTTGCACATGGTCGTGGCAGATGCCAATAGTGATGGCTCTGGTAACGTAACTTTGTCAATCGCTCCCCCCATTCGCAAGACGCCAGCAGATGACACGATAATTACCTACACATCACCAGTGAGCGGGGTTTTCATGTTGGCAGGCCCAGCGTCATGGGATACCCAAGTGGACATAACGTCTAGTTTCAACATTGAAGCCGTTGAGGATGTTCTGGCATGAGTCGAGGTTTTCCATCTGCGGTACTCACTGCGCTGTCTGCCCAGCATGTTGCGCTGGTTACGTTTGCCAAGTTGGAGTTCCCTAGCGGGACTCTGTATTTGCACAACTCCATCGGTACTTATACTTGGGGTGGTCAGGACTGGTTAGGCACTGGTGATCTGGGAGAAATTAGCACGATTGAAGAAGGCGCTGATGTTAGTCCTTACAAAATCACACTCTCCCTCTCTGGATTAGACCCAGACGTATCTGCTGCCGCTCTGACTGAGGACTATTATCTACAGCCTGTAACGGTTTACCTTGGCGTTTTAGATGCTAGCGATGACCTGATTGCTGACCCCACAGTGGTGTGGGAGGGGGCAATGGATCAGATGACCGTATCTGTGGGAGCAGAGAGCGGGGATGTAATCTCCCTAACCGCTGAGTCAGAGCTTGCCAGATTCAACAAAGCCTCCAACCTAAAGTACACCAGCGCCCAATTGCAGAAAGACTTTTCTGGAGACTTAGGCTTCGACCTAATGGCTGACATTGACGGGGCGAAACTGAGATGGGGAGATGCCGCATCTAACGCGATCATCGGAACGCCTAGACCTGGCACCTTTAAGCCGTTGGATCCCGATAACATTACGCCTCCTGATTTAAGGTTCTAATGAAGGTTCATGCCGCATTAAACAAGTGGAAGCGTCGAGAGTTTAGATATGGCGATGCCGACTGCTGCCAGTTTGCCGCGTTTGTCGTTAAAGAGCTAACCGGCAAAGACTACGCAGAGCAATTCAAGTACGAATCAGAAGCGCAGGCTGATTTACTGGTAGGACGAGAGGGTGAGCTTGTGGACTTCATCGGCAGCATCTTAGGAAAAGCTAGTTCAGAGTTAAAGGATGGCGACCCTTGTATTGTTGATATTCCGATGATTGGTCAGGTGTGCGGAATAAAGCTATCAGACAATGTGGTTTGCCTGACTAAAAAAGGCATGACACAGATTCCAGACCGATACCTAGTAGCAGGATGGAGTTTATAAGATGCCACAAGTCACAC